GGGTAGGGTCGACCACTGTAAGGGTGGTCTCATAGGCATCTGCCGTAGCACCTTCAAAGACAATGCTTGCATCTACCCCTGCACCAGAGATGCTTGGGTTGGTGATTGTAGGGGCTGTAAGGGTCTTATTAGTCAGTGTCTGTGTGTCGATAGTTCCGACAACCGATGAAGAGTTTGAGATGCCGTGAACGCCCGTAGAAGCCTCGATATGGGTATTAGACTCACGGTAGTCACGACCAATTGCCATGTGACGGACAACCGCACCAGCTGAGTGAGCCTGGGCTGAGGAACCATCAATAGCACGGGTTACTGTGAAGGTGTTAGTCGATACCGCGGTGGCATCTAAAATTTCTTCAAGTGCTGTATCTGGGTCTACAACAACCGTAAAGGTTGTGCCCGCAGGAATCGACTGACCACCAAGAAGTGCAGTACCTGACTGCACAACTATAGTTGATGCGCCAGCAGTAACTGCACTTGTCAGTGTAGTCTGCTGTGAGCGAGAGGAGTAATTGCGTGTTGTCATTTATATTCCTATCGAGTATAATGAATTCGTGGCGGGTATTGACTTTGCATAGCTGATACTTCTTCGTTCAAACGTTGTGAGTAAAGAGCAAAGAGTTGCTTTGTTGCTGATGCGCTTGCACCGTATGGGCGCTTGCCATCTGTTTCGTCCGCCTGTGGGCTAATCTGACCTGCACGAGCAGGGTCAAGGTAAGCCAATAGTCTGTATGATGCGCCAAGGATTACAATGTCACGAGCTGATTCAGAGAATCCAGTAGTAGTTGTAAATACATCTCCACTGTTTTCCATTGCAGCTGGAGGTGTGGCATACATCACCTTAACTGTACGTCCTGGTGTTATGTAGTCATAGATGGTTACAGTCTGTGAGTTTGCACCCCAAGTAGTTACATCTGCAAATGGGTCGAAGTCCCATCGACGAATACGAATCCATTCCTTAGAAGGACCTGTATCCTGCCAAGACATAGTTAGAATATTTTCAATACCTAAGTCTTCAAACTCGTAAGTGTTAATCGCTGCATTGAAAGTAAATGTTGTTTGCTTTACAGCAAGTAGACTAGCACCCATCGCACGGATAGTATCGTTGATAGCCTTCTTAATTACATAGCGTGGGAAAATAGGTGAGATAGTAACCTTAGCATCAGCTGCATGTGTAGCAGCACCTGTGCCTAGATACCCACGGCCGTAAGGTGATACGGTTGCTGTGTTACCCACACGGTCGAATGAGTCAACCCACATAAGTTCTTCGTCAACTTCAAGGATACCCTTACCTACGTTACTCGTATCTCCAAGAGATAGGATTGTAGGTGAGGTGCTTGGTGAGGTTAGTGTAGTGACTGCTGTGCGTAGATACGTAGAACGGTCCTGTTGGTAGGTGTAACCTGAAAGGTTGATTAGAACTTCATCAATCATCTGTGCCAAAGTTGTCATAGGTCTATGCTCCTTAATGCAACAACTGCTGATAGTCCAGTAGTCCCAGCTAGTTCATTACAGATAGCGTTTAGCATCTTGTAATCTTTAGGCTGACGGCTTGCGCTAGCCTTAATGTTTAGTGCTGCTATAATACCCAAGCCACTAGTGTCAGCATAATTATTTGCTGCACCTTGTTCAGACTGGTATGCACTTGGTACGGGATATGTTCCACCGTTTGCAAGACGATTCAACTCGTCAGCAAATGTGCTACCTGCTACTCCTGTTGCCATTATCTAAACCTCGCAGCTTTCTTCGCTATGGACTTTGGTTGTTTTACAAACTGCTTACCCTTTGCATTACCTGCAGCTTTAGCCTGGTTAGTTGCTTTCTTTTCAGATGCACTTAATGCAGACCATGCCTTCTTGGGCAAATATCTTTTCTTGCCTTTAGATGGTTTACCATCAGAAGTTGTCCACTCTTCCTTGGTCCATTTCTTTAAGGACTTCTGTGACTTAGCAAGTGCCATTACTTGTAACCGCCTCCTGCTTTCTTGTACTGAGTTGCAAGCAACTGAGCCTTACGAGCAGACCATTCGCCAGGGTCTCCACCCTTAGAGCCTGCCTTAATTTTCTTAAACAATGAAGCACGCATGCCAGGCTTGGTATAGTTGCCAGCAGCATTGACTTTTGACTTAGCCTTTTTCTTTGCTACCATTTAACTTTATCCGCCCAGTATGCAGCAGACATCTTGCCCTTGGCAATATTCTTTGCGTGGCGAGCCTTAAAGGAGGCTTGGCGTTTTGTTGGTTGTCTATCGCCAGTCACACCCTGTTGACCAAAGCGAATAGTTTTAACCTTGCTACCTTCTTTAGCCACAACTACGTGGCTCTTCTTGGGGTGGTTTGGTGTACGCTTAGGCTTGTTAAAGCCTGATACTCCTGCTCGCTTTAGTCTTGGGTCTGCCATTTTAATTCCTATCGATTCTTATTTTGCTTTACAATATCTTCAAGAAGTTTTTGATATTCTTTAGGAGAGTACTCCTTGATTACACCAATACGAGGCTTTGCTGTAGGCGTAGGTGTTACCCTGCCTAAGTCACCCATTTTAATAGTTGAGCCACGTCCAGTTGTAACAACAACCTCAGACTTTTTAGTGGCCTGCGGTGAAGCCTTTGGTTTAGGCTTTGGAGTTACTTTTGGTTTTGGAGAAGCCATTTACTTCTTCTTGCCCATCTTCTTCATAACCATCTTCTTAGCAACTTTCTTAGCAGCCTTCTTCATTGGCTTGCCAGTTTTCTTAGCCTCAGCCTTAGCCATTGCCATTCCTTTTGCTGTGTATGCGAATTCCTTCATTCCTACTTTTGGCATTATACTTGTCCTATCTCTTTCATTACCGCTGCGGTTGATTGGTTTATGTTCTTTGCATCTGGCATTGAATTAGCATTGTATGGCTTATTCAATACTTCGGAGGCTGCTTCTGCCTCACGAATCTTTTCCATCGAAGTACCACCAGGTTGAATGCCCTGTGCCTTCGCGTTAGCATATGCAGATAGTTCACTTTCGAAACGCTTACGTGGAGCATTTCGCTGACTGTTAGCATCGCCAGTATTCATCTGAAGTCCTCTGGCCTTACAGCCAAAGCAATCAGGTCCACACTTGGTGTGGTCTATAAAGATATCGTTCTCATCAGGGAATGGTTCTGTTGACGTAGCATCACAGTACACACATCCATAGAGAGCGGAGTATGGAACCATATCTCCGTCAACTAGTTTGTATGCCCATTCAAGAACTTTGCTTGCGTGTTCGTGTCCCATATGTCCCCTATATTGCTGTGAAGTTTGCTTCCGTTACCCCAACGCCACCAGCAATAAGTGCTGCTTTTGTTGCGTCATCTACGGTGTACTTACTACCACCAAGATATACTTCCTGGTAAGTGTCTAAGTCACCATCGTATGGATAGCGAACCTGACGGTAAGTTCCATTAACTCTGATGATACTGATGCCACGTGTTAACTTATAGAATGTAAAGAGTCGTTGAACTCCTTCAAAGCCTTCATCGACAGTTGGTGTCTCGAAGATGTAATCTGTCATGACTCCTCCTTTAGTGGACTCACCACAAGGCTAGGTTTCCCTAGCCCTGCAGTCAATTAACTACTAGAGAGCAGCGATTGATGAACCTGATGTGATTCGGTATAGAGCCTCGTCACGGTATACTGCGAAGCCAAGTACGCCGTACCAACCCATTGGGCGGAAGCGCATCAACTTATCAGTTACGTTACCGATAACTACGTGTGGCTCTTCTGCTACGGCTTCTGCCATTGCTTGTGAACCTGCAACGATTGTATCGAATACGCGTGTTACTGGTGTAACTGTAATTGTTGTTGATACTGTAACTGCAGCAGAGTTAGCAACGTCAACAGTAAATGTTGTTGTTGAACCTGATGTTGTGATTGCAGTAATCTTCGCAGATGTACCAACACCTGTTCCTGAAATCTTATCGCCAACCTCAGCACGTGATGCGATAACAGAAGATGAAGCAACGCCGAATGTGAATCCTGCTGATGTTCCTGCTACTGTTACTGCTGTTGTTGCCAATGCTGTCTGGTCTGCACCTGACTTAGCATTGTACAAACGTGATGACTCTACGAAGAATGCGCCTTCGTACTCACCGATTTCTC